CTATAATAGATTACTTTTTTTCATTTTTGTTATATGTCTCTCTAGCGTTTTCAATGGTATTGATAGTCTCTCTGAAATTATCCTATTTGTTAAACCCTCACTTTTTAATATCTTAATTTTATCTTGAAGTACCTTTAATTCTTGTTGCTTCTTAGTTAATCCTTCTTCATTTCTTCTCTTAGATCTTCTTCTTTCATTGTTTCTCTCATACTTTTCATCTAGTCCAATGATAGTTTTCATATGCTTTTGTTCTTTTTTTGTTATTCCTAATTTATCTATTAATGTTTCATTTTTATACCAATAACCTTCTTTATCTCGCATACCCTTAGAAACACGCTTTCGTTCACCACTTCTTAATCCTTGTTCATAAGCTATAAACTTATCTATAGCCTTTGGAATACACCTTAAAACAGCTTGTACCTCTGTTTCTTTAAGTGGTTCTGTAAATGCATTATTAAACTCTATAACAATATTTTCAAGTTCATAATTATCTCTAATATAAATACCTTTCCAGTATGCAAAACAATGTAGTGCCATATTCCTATATCCTGTCATGTCGTACTTCCTAAGTCTACATAACATCTCTAAATCATTAGCTCTTTCCATATGTAAACTATATGAGTTAAAGAATCTATTTGAAATAACCTTATTATCAATTTGCTTAACCTGTTGCATCTGTAATTGATGAGTTTTCGGCTTATAATTTAAATATGATTCTCTTAGTTCATACATAGAATACTCTAATTCATTATCTATATATAAAACCTTACAATTTTTATCGCACTTAGAATTTATTGTTCCTGGTAATCTAAGAACCCTTGCACCATCAGTAGCTTTTCTATCAGCCCCTAAATATTTTAAATTATAATATATATAATCTTGTAATTCTTGCCATGTATTTAATGCTCCATAAGGTGCATTTTGAATTCGCCAATATAAATGTACACCTCTGCCACTGTCTGTTATCATAGTTGGTTTAGGTATTTTACCTTCAAAGTGTAGCATCCATATCATATAAACTGTTTCAGCCTTTTTAAGGCCCATACTTTCACAGTCTATATCTTGAAATAAGGCCCTAAATTGTCTTATGTTTTCAACTCTTCTTTTTGGTAGGTACATTGTATTTGGAGATAAAAATACATCTTCTTCTTTGTGTAATTTTTCTACAATATCTCTTAACCCATCATTTTGTGTATTATATATTTCAATAGTTTTTCCAAGTGATTCTCTTGACGAACCATCTTCACTATCATTTAATTTTAGTATTTGTATATACCCATCTGTACTTTCATCATATAGATGATTACAAAACCCTGTCATTTGCATAAGAAAATCCCCTTTGTTTTTACTAAAGATAAGGATATTATTAAAATTCATGGCTTTCATAATTGTTTTTATATTATCAAAATAAATATTGAAATTATTTATGTTTACTGATTTTTATAATAAAATTAATAAATAATTAAATATAAAAAAACCTCTGATAAGAGTTCTTCCTTATTAAGGTTAATTATAAAAAAGCTAGGAGTAAGTCGCTAAACTTATAAACTCCTAGCTTTTCTAATTTTATTTAAAGAGTAATTTGTTATACTAATTTACAAATCAGGTAATTATTTGAAACACTTATATGATCCTTTAAATAATTATCTGATTTATCTATTGTGATATGTCTTAATTGGTTAATCATTTTTATAGCCAATATACTCAGTTATCCTTGCTGTATACCCTTTATTTATAGCTAATCTCATATATTTACTCTAAAATTATAATTTATATTTTCAATCTATTTAATTTTATCCTCTATATCATCAAGTCTTACAACTATTTGATTAAGGATAGGAATTGTTCTATCGAGTTGTTCTTGCATTCTTTTCTCTCTAATTTCATTTTTCCTATTGGTATCTATTAGTAACCATATAAATAAAGCTGCAAAAACACCTTGACTCATTATCATTTCTGTTAGTGCATTTAAATCCATAATATACATCCTTTCAATAAAAAAAGTCTGATAGTTATATCAGACTTTTTTACATTATAAAACCATGTTATAAAACAGGCCTTGATTTATTTCTTGTTCCAAATTAAATATTTCATTTTTATATAAAAAAGATGCAATTAGCAGTCTATTGCATCTTTAAAGTATTCATCTTTATATTTAATGTATTTATATGCTCTATTATATATGTTTACATTCTCTTCATTCATAGATTTAGGAGTGAAGAATTTAAAAAACTCTTTCTCATCCCACTTAGCTCTTATTTTTTTTATATTCATAGGTTCTAAACCTTTTTCTCTTGTTATAGTATCTACATAACCACCTATTGTTATGTCACAGTAATTATATTGTAGATTTAAATTTATATTTAATATTCTCCAGTACTCTTCTTTTGCTCCAAATTGATTTAATTTACCCTCTGTTAATAATGCCATTTAGTATCTCCTCCATCTTATCTAATCTAGTTCTTAATTCTTCATTTTCTATTTCTAATGTTTCAACTTTATTTATTAGATGTTTCGTAGCACCTGCAATCATAGTAGTGTATGAATACATATCTACTGCCTTACCATCTCCGCCTTCATTATCATAAAAAGTTACTTCTGTAGGCAATTCATCTACCATTGCTCCTAGCATTAGGTCTTGTCTTTTAACTTCGTTAAATTGTGGATTTTTTTCTATTATTTGTTTTATTCTTTCTGCTTTTATTTCTTCTTTTGCTAAGTTTTCATCTAATTCTTCATAAAATATCCCATTCCATTCTAAACTTTCTATCTTATAAGTATCATCTTCATTTCTAAATGCAGAACCCTTGAAAATGTTTTCTGCCATTTCTTCTTTAGAAATTTCTCTAGTACTTATACTTCTATAGTTGTATATATTAATATTTTTTAGATTATCATATTGTTCTTCTTCTAGTGCCTTGGTTATTTGATATTTTTTATTTCTATCAGATACACTTCCTCCTGAACCATAAACCCTATAAAAAGACCATCCAGAATTTCCTAAAAATCCCCATCCATTTCCTTTAGAATTGTAAATTGATGGTTCGCTTCCTGCTGATCCACTCCAAGCTTTATTAAAGTTTATACCTACTCCACTAGCTGCATGAAGGTTAAAGTAAATAGTTCCCGTACCATTAGCAGATATATCAATATTATTATTTTGAATAGCATCTATATATCTACCTTCTAAAGCATTAGCTGTTTTAATTCTACCTCCAGAGTATATATTCTTATCTTGATAGGCTCTTATCCAAGTTCCATCAGTCATATGCCATCCACCACCATAATCTTGGAAGTATAATCCGCATTGACCCATTGCTCTAAACCAATTATTTATATGAAGCGTATTAAATGTTCCATGTTCATATAAAACTTTTGACCCATTATTACATCTTATATCATGAAAGTCTCCACCATAGCCTAAATGTAATTCTCCATTAGAGAAACCTACTAATGCTCTTTTTTTATGAACTAATAAATCTTGTCCCCCGAATTCCCAGTTGCCTAAAGACCCTCTTGTTATTTCTATCCAAGGACCCCAAGTTCCGACATAATAGTTTCTATACCACACTCTATTATCTGAAGGATCATAAACTGAAAAAGTTTGCTTATATCCTGCATGTTGTTCTACTAATAAAGAGAATGCTTGTTGAGTTGGAAGATTGTGCATTGTTTGAGCATCTGCATTAGCAGGATTAAAATAAAAACCAGTTTCTGTTATATTATTAAGGTCTGTTCCTTGAGGAAGTTTCTTCATCCCTTTCACATAAGTCCCACCATCAATATTACTTAAAGTACCAGTTACTCTAGTGTTCATACCTATATCTAACAGATTATCTGCTTCCGATGCTTTACCAAATGCTATACCTTTACCACCTCTTTTTATATCCATAGTTACAAAGGAAGTTGGTATCATAATAGTCTTGTTTATACCATTTGCATCGCTAAAATTATCTTTAAGTGTAACTCTAACATCAAAAGATTGATCTGTTGCTATCCAATTAGAACCAGTAATCATATTACCAGTTACTGTTCTTACATCTCCACTATCACTTGTAGTAACTGTTAAGGCTCCTGCATTACTCCAAACTCCAGAAGTTGTTGCTTTAAATTCTATTAGGTTGGTAGCATTGTTTTTCCCACTAAGCTTAGTGAATGTATATTTAGCGCTGACTTTTATATAAGTTCCCTCATCATCAATAGTCCCATCTGAAGTACATCTAAATGCTGAGTACTCTAATAGGTTAGGATTCATATAGTCTAATACACTTATACTTACAGTTTTACTATCACTTCTCCTACCTCTTGAGTCCGTTACATATGCAGTAAATGTTATATCTCCTGCACTAGTTAACTTACCAGTAGTAAAACTTTGTGATGAAGAAGAGAAACCTCCACCACTTATACTATAACTGCTTATAGAAGAACCTTGATTTCCACTTGCACCATTAATAGCTAAAGCACACTTAGATTTACCTTTAATATATCCATATGATGGACTAGCTCCATCATCCACTACACTAGTAGTTAAACTAGAGAAACTAGGTTTAACCGATGCAGGAACATTTATAGTAAAGTTTTGACTAGTAGAACCTATATATGTTGAACCATTATATGTGTCTACTGAAATAGTAGCTGTACCACTAGTATTATTAGGTATTACAGTTAAATGATCTAGTGGTATTGTATATTGAGCACTAGTTGAGGCATTATTAGATATAGTTACTCTTTTACTACCAAAGCTATAAAAAACTTGATGAGTAAATGCAGTAGATGCTCTATTAATATTTACCGTTATAGTGTTTCCTGCATCTATACTTGTAGTAGAAAGAGACATACTAGATGTTCTTGGAATAGAGTTTAAAGTCCCGTTTCCATTTGCAGTAACATTACCCCAATATGTGCCAGATAAGGTAACATTTATTCCTAAAGTTGTAGACATAGCGAAAGTTTTTGTACCATCACTATTATGTGGTATATCTACTGTTTTTGAATATACTGTCTTAGTTTGTCCACCACTTAAACTTGTATTGAAATTAAAATTATAAGTTGAACCATTTATAGTAAGTGAACCATTTTTTGTAGCAGAAGAATTTATATTATATGAACTGCCAGTTGATACTAATTGTGCATGAACAGTCACATTAGAAGTATTATTTGCTACATTTTGTGAATTAACTGACCAAGATATCTGTACTTTATATCCACTTCTAAAAGTATTAGATATAGTACCACTTGTTGCTCTTGTAGTTATTGATCTATTTAATGACATTTTTATCCTCCTATTTTTTATTTATTTAACACTCCATTTTAAACTTAAATTACCCTTACTTCCTTGTATCCAAGTAAAGAATCCACCATCTGTCTTATCTGCACTGTCTGGTTTACCTATTCTTAAATCATCTTTTATTTCTGCATGAGTTATATACATTTTGTTATTACTAATATAGGCTACCTCTTCTCCATCTTGTTTAAATGCAAGTTTAGTATTATCAAGTGTAGCAGTAAATGGGCTATTAGTTTTACCTAAGTTAATACCATTACTATCAAATTGTATATGAGTTGTTACTGTCTCTTGGAAGTCTTCTAGTTTTCCATTAACAACATTAGTTTTATCTACTGATTCTGTAAATTTTGCAGTAATATCGCTACTTGTTTGTTCAAATTGAGAGCTTACTGTTTGTGTGAAAGTATTAAACTCTGATTTTTCAGTAAAGTTTTCCTTTGCACTTTCTAAGAAACCTTCTTTTGCACCCTCTATAGAGTTATTTATATCTTTTTTTAAATCGTTCTCCGTATCTAACAATGCATCATATACATCCTCTGGTGCTTGAGTCCAGTCTGATACCTTATTACCTTTTTCAACTTGTAATTTTGCAAACCAAACTTCTCCATTTTTAGAAATCCATCCATATAGATAAGCATCATTAAAATCTCTAGTGGCGTTTACTGTATAACTAAATTTAGTCCAAGCGCCTTGTACACAATTATCTTTATTCCAATTTAGATAATTACCTACTGAACTTGAACCGCCATCATAATTACCTTTTAGCTCACAAGCAAAAGAGTCATCTAAAAGATCTTTGTCTCTTACAAAGTAATATCCACTCACTGTTAAAGTATCATCTTTTTTTATATCTTGAATTACTGTTTGCTTAATACCACCCCAGTTATTAGATGTGGCGCCAGTTTTAGTCAAACATATAGAGTTTATATTATCTAATAGTTTTTCTGAATCTATAATTGCGAAACTATCTAAAGTCCAATATTTTTCACTAGTAAATGCAGAGTTTCTAACTAAATTTCTACCACCAACTGTTACTTTATCAATCTTTTGATCTATAGTACTAGTTACAGTACTTATGATGGCCTTCCTAGTTATCTTTTGCTCTGCAGTAGATAATCTGTTTTCATGGGCTATTACCTTATCATCTATTGTCGCCGTTGTACTTTCTAAATTTGTAACCTTAGAAGATATCCCATTTAAATTATTTTCTATAGAAGAAACTTTTTTGTTTGTGTTTGCAACCTCTGTATTAGTATTGTTTACTTTATCAGTTAATGTAGCAGTTGTAGTTTCAGTAGAATCTACTCTTTGAGTTATTCCTTCTAAATTACTTTCTAATGTAGCTACCTTAGAGCTGGTATTACTTACTGTACCTTCTACATTTCCTAATTTGTCATTAGTAGCTTTTAGCTCTGCTTTAGTACTGTAGTCTTTACTTACTTTAGATTTAAATCCTTCTAAGTTTTGTTTTAACTCAGATTGACTACTTTCTACTTCAGTAACTCTACCACTAACCCCATTAGAAGTAGTCTCTGCACTAGTAGCTTTTGTTAAAGCATTATCTGCTTTAGTATCTATTTGAGTTATTTTAGTTGTATGATCTCCTATAGTTACTCCAAAACTATCTACTGTTTGTTCCATATCTGAGTAAGCATCTTTTATTTTTATAGATTGTCCATCTTTCTCAATAGTTGTATCTGATATAAGACCTTGTATTTGTCCCTGTTGTACATTTAATTGAGTTGAGTTGCTTTCAGTTTTAGATTTAGTATCATCTGCTTGAGTTTTTAGTTGGTTAAATCCAACCTCCAAAGTTTGATTAGTATTATCTAATCTTACTTTAGTAGCTTTAAGAGTATTTGTATTTGTATCCTTATTAAATCCAGTAGCAAAAGAATTGTAGTTTATTTGCTTTTCTCCAACTGCATCTTCTGATATCATATTCTCTTTAATTATGTTTTCTGCAAGTGCTCCTTCTTTTACACCTGTATGATCTATAAGGACTCCAGTTCCAGTTTCATCATATATAGAGAAGTTAAATTCTCCCTTTTTATCTTCTCCTATTTGAACTCTTACTTTATTATTTTTATCTTTAAATTGCTGAGTATTATCAGCTATAGTTATGCCACCAGTTGGTGATGCTATTGTAACTACTCCAGTATTAATTTCACCTGTGCTAATCTTATTTGCATCAATTTCATCTATCATTGCATTTTTTATAAATGCATCTTCAACAGTTACCTTATCAGAAGTCAATACTAAAGAATGAATGTTATCAGATGTTAAGTTTCCATTGACTAGTGTATTTATGTCTGCTACCTCAGAAGTCAAGTGATCTATATTACCTTTTACTGCATTTAATTCAGTAATTTCTGCTTTATTAGCTTGTAAATTGGATATAGTTGCTTTTGTTGCATTTAAATCTGAAATAGTTGCTTTCGTTGCATCAATTGTATTTGTCTTAATTTCTAAAGCCTTTAATGAATCAATATCCGCTTTATTAGCCTTAAGATTTTCTATATGAGCATTAGTTGCATTTAAGTCAGTTATATTTGCTTTATTAGCTTGTAAATTGGATATAGTTGCATTCATTGCATTTAAATCATCAATATCTGCTTTATTAGCTCCAATTGTATCTACCTTAATTTCTAAAGCACTTAATAAATCAATATCTGCTTTATTTACCTCAAGGTTTTCTATACTAGCATTAGTTGCATTTAAGTCGGTTATATCTGCTTTATTAGCTTGTAAGTTAGATATTATTGCGTTTGTCGCATTTAAATCAGTAATATCTGCCTTGTTAGCTATTAATTTTTCAGTTTCAACAATCCCTGCCAAAACTATATCTGCCTTTACAGTAGATAAATATTGTGACTCAATTTTACCTTCAGTAATAGCTCCATCACTTATATCCTCACTAGAAATAGGAAATTTTTGATTGATTTTATCATCAACTTTTCCTGCAAGACCACTTGCTAATTCTCTCATCTCGCTAGTTATATTTGATTTAACTTCTTTAAAGTTAGATAAGGTACATCTATTACTTTGTTTATCAGTCTTTGATTTTTCTAGTACAGATACTCTTGCTGATAAATGTAGTGGAGGTATAAACTCATTATCTATTACAAGTACTTCATCACCTAGTGAAATATCATTCCCTAATAGCTCTACTTCTAAGTTATACGTTATTTTAGGTTCACTTCTTCTTTTTAGCTCATCTCTTGTTAACTTCAATAACTCTTGTGAGGATTCACTTTCACAGTTAAATACCCCCATTATGTGAGAACCATTATTATTCCATCTATTATATGCCTCCTCATTGGCTATAAAATCTTGATTTTTAGGTTTATCATTTGCTTCAACATCTTTAAAAGTTAAATTATCTTTACCTACACCAATTAATGCTGTAACCAACTCAGATGAGTCAACCACCTTCTCAACGCTAGTCATATTGACTCCATACTCAAATCTATAGTTTGTAACTCTTCCTCTTTTAGCAAATACATCTATATTCTTTGAAATAATCCTGTTATTTGCTATTTCTACTCTAAATCTTAATTCTCCACCAAACTTCTCTATTACAGTTTCTTGTATTATTTTATATACATTTTCATAATCTGATATATCTAAATGTATAACTTCATTTATCCCATAATCGATCATTCCAGCAGACCATGAAGTTCCGTCTAGAACCGTATCTAAAAATTGTTTTAGATTAGCAGAATTTATTGTCATAGGTCTTATAACTTCATTTAAAAGTTCTAAACATGCTCCCTCACAATAAACACTTTTTTCAATTTGTTCAGTATGTTCTTCTTGGACTTCCTTAATTTGAAATATTTTATAAAAATCTTCATCTTTAAATGCAACATAGTTACCAACTTGTATATCACTTGCAATTTTTGTGTTAGATAATGTTTTGAATTCAAAAGTTTCTACTCCTGTATCTAACTCTTCTACATGTATATCTTCAAAGTAAGGTGCTACTTTCTTCATATCACCTTTACTTGATAATGTTGATATTATTTGTTGTTGTTTATTTAATATATAAATCATAAGCTAACCTCCTTTACACAAAAAAAGAAAGGATAAAATCCTTTCCTTTTTTTATTAATTTTATAACCATTTTTCAATAATTGAAGCCTCTATATCTATGCTTTTATCATCTGATATACATTTAATTTCAGATATTCCATCTCTAACATCAAAAAATTCACTACCTATATCTAAGTGTTGCATATAATCTTTACCCGTAGAATATACCTTATGCTCTCTACAGTCTATTATAACCTCATCTCCTGCTTTAAATATTTTTTGATTAGTTGGTTTATCCGGTAATTTATTAATGCTTCTTACTGTAAGATCAGTTAAACTCATAGTATCTACTGCTACACTGTCTTTATATTGTCCAAACCAAAGTACTACATGATTTAAAAGGCCTTTTGGGTATGAATCATTTGATAATGTATTTGTTTTTATACTATTTACAACTTTTCCATCTACAATTTTATTAACCTCTGCATACCATTGATATCCTCCATTGGATAATCTAGTTCTTTTTAATTTAAAATTACCGTAAAATTCATTCCAGTCCCCAAATTTACCACTATCAACTTCTTTTGTTATAGTTTTATCGTTATCATCTTGAACGCTTTCAGTTTTTGGCTTTGGTGCAGATTTATTATCAGATAATACTAAATTATTTCCTATAAATACTTCTGGTTCTGTATATTCAAACCACTCTTCAGAATCCCTTAATACAAATTTAAATAACTTCTGTCCATCAGAGTCAAACCCATACAACTCAACTCTTCCTAATCTGTTTTCAGCTGATGCTTCTTCATTTGTTCTATAACTATTTTTACCCTTTTTTAGATTTAAATAGTTCATACAAGAATATCCAGTTGCACCTCCATAAGTTACTCTACCCCATCCTTTTGATATATCAGATATAGTTACATCTCTTCCTTTTGGAATTGATCCTACTTTTGGACTTTTAGTAGTTCTTTCTTTTCTTATTCTTAAAGAAGGGGTAGCTGTACAAGTATATATTCCATTATTTGCAGGTTTATCGGTAGCATTTGAACCATGTCCAATTCTTCCTTCTGAATTGTGTTCCATAAATGCAACTATTTCAAATTCATCTAAATTAGGTCCTACATTTCTTTTTAGTGCTGGTCCATGCCATCCATTTTCAGATGAACCATAATTTGCAGCTACAATTCCATACCCACCTTGGTTTACTGTACAATTTCCCATAAGTTCTCTACCTTCATCTAAAACATTTCCTACACTGGTAAAGTTCGTAGTTACCTCACATTTTTCTTCTAAAACTACGTCCGATGGTGATACTTCTGGCTTATCTACATCTGGTCTAGCACCTATTAATACGGTTTCTCCAGTAAAATATGTACATTGTAAGAAGTGGGCATCTTGTCCAAAAGCTACATTTATTAAAGGCTCTGTAAATGCTGTTCCTTTATTATCTATAGTTAACTTATTATCTTCTGATGCTGTAAATATCTTTTCTTCTTTTGAGTATGCTATAGGATCATGACAAATAAATGATATTGTTCCACAACCATAATTCACTATTTGCTCTATATCTATACTTCCATCGACAACTGCATAATAGTATTTATCTGGTTCATCACTAAATTCTAATTTTGTAGGAATAACTACATCTACCATAGCTGCTAGTTCTCTTGATTTAGCAAAGAAATCCTCTTTACTATCTCCGATAATTGCAAAGTCTACTTCAATAGTTCTTACTCCATATTTGTATCCACTATAATACTCTCCATTAATACTTGGTATTTCTTTTGTATAATTCATTCTTGAAGGTAATAGCTGTCTTTTTACATCTACTACTTTAAAATATTTTGTTAAATCATTTCCACCATAATTTATTTGCATTGATATCCTCCTTACCTAAGTATTCTATATTAATCCTAATTTTCTATTTTCTCTAACTGTCAATCTATTTAATTCTTCTGCGATTTTCTTTATATCCATATCATTTCTGACAGCCATGTTGTCTATATTTATAGTCACCCCTTGATATGCTGGTTGAGTTGGTTTATCTACACTTATCATTGACGCTACAGCATTTGCAAAAGGCTTCATTCTTCTTTTATTACTTAATGGTAATACTGCTTCATCTCCACTTTCTCCAACACCTATAACAGATGGTCCAGTGAATATACCACCTGTTTTATACCAACTTAAACTGAATTTAGGTACCTGAAGTGGATTTGCTGAAAATACTCCTGAAACATTTATTTTTGGTAGTTTTATATTCATTCTAATTTCTTTTCTGAATATATTAGCAACCCTATTAAAAGCATTAGTAGCAGATGAAACTAAATTATTCATTGTACTGCTAAATGTTGATACTACTGTCGTTCCAAAGCTAACTATTGCATTTGATGCTTCAGATATAGATAATACAATTCCTTTTATTGTTGATGTTAAATTCATAAATGATTGCGACAATAAATTGATTGTACTTGATACTGCCATTATTGCTTGTGGTAACATCATCAATGATTGTGATAATAAGTTAACTGTACTTGCTACTACCATTATTGCTTGTGGTAACATCATTAATGATTGTAATAATAAGTTAACTGTACTTGCTACTACCATTATTACTTGCGGTAATATCATTAACGATTGTGATAATAAATTAACTGTACTTGCTACTACCATTATTACTGGTGGTAACATTATTAACGATTGCAATAATAAATTAACTGTACTTGCTACTATCATTATTACTGGTGGTAACATTATTAACGATTGCAATAATAAATTAACTGTACTTGCTACTATCATTATTACTGGTGGTAACATTATTAATGATTGCAATAATAAATTAACTGTACTTGCTACTATCATTATTACTGG